GGTACACCTTCGTCTTGGCAAAACGCTGAGATAGGTGAACGCCACCATATACCGCCATCTTCCATTACAAAATTAAATAGAGGAACTTGTTTAGGAATACTTGTTATTCCAAATACTACACACCAAAAATATTTATCGTGTGAGTCTTGCTGATCTCTTAAATAGTTTCCTCTTACATAGCATTCTATTAATGGTATGTTGGCATTTAAATACATTATTCTTTTTCCCTTTCTTTTTTTAATTCTAAATTTAGAATTTGTATTTCTTCGTTTAATCTATCTATTTCTTTTTTTAGATCGTGGATTATAACTTCAAGATCATTACTGCCTCTTTGTTTTCTGTCTTGCATATTAGTTATCTAGCCTTTCTATTTTAGTTACGCAGCCACGAGGAAAAGCGACAAGATCCCCATAATCTACAGAGCCATCAGCACAAATTGAATATGTAGCAAATGTTTTAATGCACGATTTTGTTTCGCTATAAATATATCCAATGGTGCAACAATCAGCGACAGCTAAATTATCGGCATCAGCTTTTGTATTCCATGCCTCACCACCATTTATATCCTGCCAATAAATAATAACCTTTTCAAATTTTATGTTTGCCATACCACTCCTCATAAAAGCTATTAGGATCAACTCCTGTCTTTTGTGTTATTACTTTCATAAATCTAGGATGTGGTATTCTCTCTGACTTTAAATACCTAATCACAGATACGATAGGATTCTTTCCTGTTAATCCTATGAGCTTAGCAAGATCTTTGTTGCTAAGTTTATTCTTTTGTTTGTACTCGTTTAGTGTCATTTCTTTTTCCTTTTGTTTCCAAAAGCATCAAACATTCTATGATACTTTTTAAGTAGTCGTTTTATTTGTTGATTGTATTTCATTGTTATCCTTTTCGTTGTCGCACCATAACCATAAAAGTTATTCACAGTCAATCTTTATTTAGCATTGACTTAAATTGTTAATATATGTATTGGTTATTAAACAATGAAAGGTTTATATGGTTATTGATTTAACAAAAAATAATACTATTCCATCTCTTAAAAATATTGATGAGGATATTGCACTACAATATTATTCCAAACTAGGATTAGACCACAGCTCACCATCACAAGAGAACTTATCAGATTCTGATTGGTTAGTTAGATACTGCCACTTCACACAAGAGGATCGTAGATTAATGAACATCTCTTATCGTATGACTGCTGGTGTATCTATTGGTAGAGCATCACAAAAGTTCTTATCTAAATATATGTACGATGCTGAGAAGAAAATTCTTAATGAGAAAAAAGATTTAGATACTATTATTAAAGAAGAAATAAATGAGTATGATAAATACCAGGCACACAACGAAGCTGACAAAGAGCAACACGAAGACACTAAAAACTATTTAACAGATATGATTAAGATAACAGTAAAAGCTGTTAATGATATTGGCTTAGGTGATGAGTCTGCCAGTGAAAGATATTGCTCACATAAATTTAAAGAATTAGTTTTACCAAAGATTGGTAGAATAGATTACGAAGATAATAAAAATAAATTTATTGAATTAAAAACTAAACATAGATCAAAAAGAAAATCAGATACTAAAGCTGGCTTCAGTTGGATCAAAGGTTATTTACCTAAAGCACCTGATGTTAATCACGTTAAGCAATGTGCTTTCTATTGGAAGGCTACTGGTAAAACTCCTCACTTGCTTTATGTTAATCAAGATAGCTACAATGTGTTCACTCCTGATACTTGCGAACTTCTAACTCCTGAGTATATGGATTTCTTAGTTCAAGGTGATTTAATTAAAGCTAAGATCAGACAGAACTTAGTTTATCTTTGTAAAGGTAATCCTTTTGAAATAGCTAAGTTAGTTCCACCACCAGATTTTTCTGGGTTTATGTGGAAAGATATTCAAGAAGAGTATGTGCGTAAGGCAGCTAGCCTATGGGATAAAGTATAATGGATATATATAATAATTTATTTAAACAACACGAAAAGATTAGACAACAATTTAGGCATGATAATATAATGCGTAAATTAAAACAAAGAGAGGATAGAGAATTTAGAAATATGTTTATTAAAACAGTTTTAGTTTTAGTTATATTTGTTTTGTTAGTTTATATTATTATAAAATGAAAATTATACTTACAATAATTCTTATGAGTGGTTATGCCAATACATACGAATATAAAGTAGATAAGATTGATTCTCGTTTGTGTGATGCTTTATTTGATAAGCATACTTATGTACACACAAGCAGATTCAGTACAGCAAAAAACAAAACAGGTATATACTATAAATCTAAAGAGGTTTTTGCATATACTTGTAATTATAAAACAACCTAAGGAAACAATGAAAGAGAAAATAAAACAAGTTAATGATTTGTGTGCAGCCAATGGCACATACTTAAATCAACATGGAAAGAAAACAGTATCAGCTTGGTCTAAAGTAAAATACTTTAGAGAAGTGTTTGGTACTGAGTTTGGGATTAATACTATGATTATAGAACACTCTGACAGATATGTCATAGTTAAATGTTTAATCATGGGTTATGATCCTGAAAGAATTATAGCAACAGGTTACTCTAAGCAGTTTAGAGATAAACCAGGTTATCTTGAGATAGCTGAAACATTTGCTACTACACGAGCTTTATCATTCTTTGGAATTTGCTTGGAAGATTTGACAAGCAAAGAAGAGTACGAGGATTTAGAGATCCCAGTACAACCAATGAATGGAAAAGATACTACATCAGCCGCTACAAGATATGATGATAGTATAATTAATGAACTGACTAAGAAAATAGCATTTGCACCGCATACAGCAAAACTAGATTTTCTGTGGCGTGCTAATAAAGATCTTCTTAATCAGATAAAAATAAAAGATCTCGCAACTTACAATTCTATTTTAAATAAATTTAATAGTAAGCGTGATGAGATCACAACTCAAAATGAGGTATAAATGAACGACCAACCAAAGAGCAAGATCTATTTGAATCTTGTTCCAAACGTAAATAAAAAAGCAGGCGATAACCAACCAGTTATGGTAGCACCTAATTCTCCAAAAGCTCCAGAAGGAAAAAATTGGAAGATGAATGTGAATATCAATAATGAATGGTACGACTACTGTGCGTTTGATGGAACAGACATAGAAGGTAATCCAACAGGTGGATACACTGTGATCTTAACAAAGAAAGAAGCAACAGCTTCAGCAGGAGCAAACAAACAACCTGGATTTAAAGCTGGTGGATTTCAAAAGAAACCATTTACAGGCAATAAATCTTTCGGTAATAGACAATACTAATAGCTACGCAAGTAACTATTAATTCTATCCCTAGGGTTTCATCAGGCAGTCATGCCTACCCTTTCGTTGTCCCTAGGGGTAGAGTAAAACAACAAAGGTAACTATGACAAATGAATCTTACTTCATTGATATTGAAGAAAAAATACACAAGAAAATTATAGAAGATCGCCATAAAGAATATGGGGATTATGAAGAGAACTTTGCATTACTTGCAGAGCTATTCTCTATCGTTCTATTTGATAAAATAAAAAAAGCATTAACGCCTGAAGATGTGGGACATCTAATGATGGCACTTAAACTGTATCGTTGCACCAAAAGATATAAGGCGGATAGCTATGATGATCTGGCTATCTATTGCAAGATGACTAAGAATCTAAGGAATAAAAACAGTATTGCCAAAAAGGATAAGTAGTGGTAAAGTTCCTTCGTAATAAGAACTGTGAGTGTTCTTTTGTATATACAGAAGAATTTGATAGTGCAGAAGTTGCATCAGATCCAGCTGCCAAAGGTGTAGTGATTGATGTTAAGATTTCCAGTATCAAAACAGTTTTTACAACGATTAAACAGAAAGAAGATTTAGTTGGACAAACTAAGGATTCGTCTGCAAAAGATGAGAGATCTACAGGAGATGCGACATCGCAAAGCTCTTGAGTTCTTTTATAAATATCAAAAGAATCTAAATGATTCTAAGAGATTGATATTTAAAATTGAGCAGACAAAAGAAAAGATAATGGCATAAGTCATTATTGATATAACAACGAAAGACAACGTAAAGTTGTTTACAACTGGAAGGGATAGCTATGACTCTAAAAGAGTTAAGACAACAAATTAAATTAAGATACACTACTAATGTATATGAGAACTTATCAGATAGAGAACGTAAACTATATCGTATAGGTTTTAAAACTGGATATAAATTAGCCAGAGGATTTTTTAAAAAACATATTGTTACTAAACAGAATACAGTTGTTAAAGAGGTGGTTAAGTATGTAACCATCAATGATGTTGTGGTCCCTGAGAATGTAAAAGAAATACTTACAATCGTTGCCAATCAACTTGGTATAAATGTTAATGAGATTATTGCTAAGACTAGAATACAATCTGCGGTGATTGCACGATCTATTCTTATAAATGTTTTAAGAGATAAGTATGCAATGCCATTTACAAAGATTGGAGTTATCTTAGGTAACAGAGATCATACGACAATGATCCATCATGTTAGAATGAAAATTAATAAAGAACATTTCTGGAAACCAGATCATGTTATTTGGAACAGATATAAGTATGTTATGGAAACTGTTAAGTAATTACTTTTTAAAACCTGATAACAAACTCTTATAAGACTTTTTAGAAATTGTAGAATCTGATTTGCTTCTAGATGTACCAGCTTCCTTACGTTTATTTATGTTATAGTATAAACCTTTACGAGCTGTCTTACCTTCTTTTGTTTTATGATATTTAGATTTATCCATATTATTTACTCATTAGTGATTTGCCTTTTTTACCATTACCAATAATTCCTCTACCTTTCAAGACATCTTTAAAAGTTACTTTGCCATCTCCTGTTAGATCTGGGAAACCTTTTTTCTTTTTATTATTTTTTTTCATTTATATATTGATGTTTACATTTTTGTTTTTTTAAATACTCAATGTACATATTCATACGTTTATCATTTTGCGTATTATTGACAAGTGATTGTTTCTCTTTGGCTCGTACATTATTAAAGTATATCTCATAGCAACTATGATCTAGGCTATGGCAGAAGTTAAGTTTTTCTGCGTTAATAACCCAGCCACCTTCATTGCTCATGTGTTCTTTGCCACAGATATGGCAGTTACCACAGCTTTTTAATATTTCTTTTCTTTTAGCCATTTTTTAATTGTTGTTTATTTTACTGGAAATAATAACACTTGACAAGCATAACCGAATATGTTATAATGATAAAAACAACAAAGGAGAGTTATGAAAAAAATAGTTTACAAATTAGAATTAGATAAACTTTTTTTAGAATGTGGGTATTGTAGTCATCAACAAATATTCCCTGATAAAAAAGATAAATTACATTGTGATGGATGTGATGAAGATCGTGCATTAGAAAATTGGTTTGATCCAATCAAAATTGATTTAGCAATGCACCAAGATCATTACAATCATGCTATGGAAAGATATGAAGCTGGAATTGAATTAAGAAGATTAGATAATATGTTTAAGATAAAAGACTAACTCTTCTTATGTCTTGCCGCAAAGTTTCTCGCAGCTTCTTTACTTGAGAATCCCCAGGCTTTAAGTGCTAACTTAAGTCTTGTTGGCTTACCAGACTTAGAAAGTAATGATCCCTTCATCCCACCAAATCTTGCAGCAAAAGAAACTCGTCTAGGATTTGTACCAGTCTTCACAGGAGCTTTAAGATTAGATCCTTCAGTACGTTTAAAATATTTTCTACCAGCTTCATTTAAACCACCACTAGGATTTTGATATATTTTTTTAACCATTATAATTTCTGTCTAAAAGGGTTGAAGTCATCCTCGTTGATTTTAACACACTTACATTGTTTCAGTAAAGCACAGAATCCCATCCATAGTTTAAAAATACATTTGACTTTTGTCATAAACTATACTCTCCCCTGACCAGCATATTTTTTATAAGTCTTACCTTTATTCACACGCTTAGTATGTCTGCCTCTTCTTTTCTTTGGTGGCTTTCTTATATGTTTATTTTCTAAATGTTTTCTTGCCATTCTTCTTCTTAGTAATTTTTACTTTAACATTAGATCCTTGCTGTGCAAGCAAAGTTGGTTTCTTCTTAGAATAAGATTGTCCAAACATTGTAGTGATTTGATCTGACATTATTTTTTAAATATATCTAGTGTTGGCTTTAATCCATAGATCGCACCAAAGATACCAACGATTAACCATTGATACCAAGTAGGGAACTTACCAAAGTAATCAAAGAATAAATCTAATTTAGATTTGATTAATGGATCATCAGTAAAGATAGCATAAGATAAAAGCATAATGGGTATGCACACTATGATTAAAACAAATTCATCTTTCCATCCCTTTTGCTGGTCATCATAAACATCTCTTTGATATTCAATCTCACCTTTAGCCATACGTTCATAGTATCTACGTTCAGCTTCACTCTCTAATAATTCTGATTGCTTATGGTTCTTATATATCTCAGCACCAGTTTTAAAAACAGTTGGTATTATACTCCACCACATTATATTGTACACTTTCTAACTAAGTTAGCCAGCTCTTCGCATCTGCTTGGTGTCTGTCTATACCATGCTGAGTTTAACATTTCTGCAGCAGCTCTGGTATAATCATATTCATTTAATGCTGCAAACATATTTTTAAACTTAGATACTCCAGTCTTTCCTAATTGAAATACCATCTCAATAATAACTCCTTTAACAAGCATAGGCAATTCTAATGTGCCAACTAATTCTTCCATACCTTGTTTAGCTTTACTAAAATCTTTATTAAATAATTCTTCAAGTATATCTTTGTCATAGATAATACCTTCTTCAAAATCATCTTCTTCAGTAAGTAGATGACCATAACCAATAGTACCTTTGCCAAGTGAATCTAAATATACTTTGGCAGAGAAACCTTCATGTTTCTTGATGCGTGTTTTAACGTCTTCGTAATTCATTTTATTAATATCTTACCATCTTCATATACATAAACAATCTTTACATTCATTGTTTGTTGTATCTTGGATGGGGATCTATTTATTCTATCGTTCTTTTTGTGTGCGTATTTAGTATTTGATTTTCTATATGACACAGTTTTAATATCATAATTAGTATATTGTTTTGTCTTAGTATTAAACGTACAAATATCTATTGGACCAACACCACCTAGTGCTGTGAATACAATTAAATCAGGATCTTTAGCAAAGTGTGCTTGTGCTAATGCTTCGGAAACTAATCCTTTGTCTGCCTTTCGCAATGTAAACCCTATGTTGTTTTAGTTTTTGAATTGAAAGAAACCTATTACTGAACCTGCTATACTACCAATGACTACTAGAAATGCTATGACACCTTTACCCATACTCACATCAGTTCTAAGATCTTTAACTTCAACTGTAAGATCATCTAATCTTTTAATTATTGTATCCATTCTTTCTTTGGAAAAATTCTCATAGGCTGATAGCCTTATGGAAGTAGCAGATACTGTCTTGTGTTTCTTTCTCATTGACACACCATATATAGTGTTATCCAAAAGTCAATTATAGATTGTAATTATGTGGGTTGCTCTGCTGTTTCTATGCAATCAAAATGAAAGGATGGTTTGACTTTCTCAAACTGATCTAATGGGAATAGTTTATTCTGTTCTGCTATAAATTCATAACCAGCTATGGTACATTCTCTAAAGGTATTAAACTTCTTACCTGTACTCATTGTGTCTAAGCAGTTGCCATTAATTATTGAGCAAACTGCAAATACTAATAAAAAATTCATTAAAGTTATTTACACTAAAATGTGGATAAGTAAATAAGGGTGGCTATTCACCACCCCTATTATATAGACTATTCTTCTTCGTCTTCTTCTTCGTCTATATCAAGATCCTCATCTTCTGATTCATCATCATAAGAATCTTCTGGATTTATCTT